GAATTTACACCTTGTGATTACACCAAATATTTTGGTGGAAATACTCCCGGGACAAGTGATTGTGATCTCTATCTCAAAAATAATTACTCGCAACTTTTTACCTTTGCCGAGCGTCAACGTCAGATTTATAACGTTTTTTATGTCATTCGAGACGGGATCTATCCATCCTCTGTCACATCAAACGATGATCTGGTTCCGGTTGTTTCTGGAAATACCATCACTGCACCGGAAGGTTGTATACCTCTCATTTTTAACTATGAAGATGGAGTCCACTCAGAATCTCAATATCTTTTTATTGTTTGGCCGATTGGAAGAGAGATGCCCCAGTTTACATTTCCAAGTACCTATCTTTATTTTTTCGATATTAACGGAACTAACTGTAAAAGTAACTATTGTACCACCCTTTATTCACCGGCGCGTGGGGTTTCTTTTTCAAACACTGGTCCCGGGAACGGGGGAACCATTCTGGACGGTAAAGGAGTTGATATGAACTCAACTATTATCTTGATATGTGTCATCAGCGCACTCCTCTTAATTTTCTCAGGTCTCCTGATTTGGGATAGTTATCGATATAAGAAGAAACCTATTATGGAAACAACATTCAAAAAGACTCCACCCCCTAAACCATCCAGTGGACTTTAAGATACATTCTAAACAGTTAGAATGTAAAGTAGGTGAGCTTAAATCAATATGATTTAAAAAGAATGGCTGATCTTCAGAAACAAAAGATTGTTGATTTTAATCATCACCCTACTACACGATTCCTTCAGAAACTATTGGATATTCGTGAGAGTGGACTATGGGTCACCGTTCCTGAGATGTATCGTCATCATCTTGAAAAACCAACTGTTCGTGATCCCCATTACAACCTGACCCGACTCCTGATTCATCTTCCGCTCCTCCCTCCCTCCCCCAATCTCTCTAAAGAAATGAAGACCTACATCGGGGAGATTAAAAAAGAAGCTTCTGGTGAACCATTTGGAAAAGAAGAAAAGAAAATTCAGGTGGACACATCATTTTGGCCAATTGCTCTCAATCCAAACCGGGGTGCCTCGGGGATTTATACCTGGGAACATATTTTTTATCGGGAGGTTTTGAATGACTACCTAGTCAATCTAGATTCTCTTTTTATTCAATGTGACCTGCTCTTGAAGAATTTTGAGACGGCCTTGGAGTTGATTCCATCTCTTCACTATTTCACAGTTCCGATCCGATTCTGGTTGGGTGGGAAGGAATTTGAAATCTATGCCAGTGAAACAATTCTGATTGATTACATTAAGACTAGTCATCCTAATCTATTTAATCATCTTTTTGAAGATGATCCGGGTGTGGTAAAATGTGTTAATCCGGTGGTGATTGATGACAGTTTTGGTGCCTATTTCAAGATTGCCGATGAAGAGGAACGAAAGATTATTCATGACCCAACTCACCCAGTTGATCCTTCCTATTTAGATGATGAGGATGATGAGGAAGTGGGTGGATATTCTATCTATTGGTGGTTCCCAGATTCTCTTTCTATCCATCTGGATGATATTGTAAAGGAGAGTAAGGTGGTTGATTTCGATTGATTGAAATGAATGATTTCGATAGGAAATTCATATTTATTAATATGAATCACTTCACATGATCAATGTGCTTGAACCCACAACAGTCATACCCGTAGGCAGTAAAGTTGGGACACTTCTCCCGCTTCTCCCCACAGTAGCACTTCCCATCTGGACGAGGGGCAAGTACAAGTTTCCCCTTGATCTTCCAGTACCAGCTGGTACTCTCGCAGGGTCCATCGCAGAAACAGGGCTGGAAACTGCACTCCTCAACACGCTCCGGCATTTTTTAGATTAAATTTTCATTCAGATTTCAATTTCAATACCATTCCCAACTCTTTCAGAAGTAGTCCAAGAGATTGTTGATTATGATTCAGGGACTTGGGAAGATTTCATCCAATGAAATTTTTATATATCCAGAGTTACTCATATACAACACTGGATATATCGGTATCTTCTTGAATAAAAACTGTAAAGGCCTTCCTTGCATCTATATCTTGAATAAAATTTACCGTCATTGATAAAGACATGTTCGTATCCAAGCGTATGCTCTGGAAAAATTGAATTCTAAAATTACTTAGAAACGGATAAATGCAATCATTGAGAGAAGCAGTTGAGTCACTTCCCCGATATGATGAGGGGAAATGGAGAGAGTTTTTTGAGGGGAATCTGGTTCTTTCTCGACAGGGAGAAGGATTTAGTGAGTATGCTTTCTACTATAAGGGCAAGATTTGGTATGGAAATGAGAGAGAAGGATCTGGTTCTTTCTATTGTGAAGGAACCGTTGCCAATCTCATTCCAATCTTTCTCAACCCAGAAACCTCATACCTGGAATCTCATTTGAATCAAAAGATGATTGAAGTGATGAATAAGAAGAATGCTGGTTACATGGCTACAGATGGTTTGTGCAATTATGATTTCCACTCGCCAATAAGCGCCACTGTTTACTCGTGTTTTGATAATCAGAGGTGGAACTCCGACATGTGGGATCTGGGGGAGTTTTTATATATGCTAGCGACCGATCCGGCCGAGTGTAAATGGGTTTCTAAAGAAAATTAAAAAGAACTTATTTATAATATTGAGAAACCCGAATGTATGTCTCCATTTTAACAAAAATTTAATTATCCATTAAACAAATAGATAATATCAAAATGACCAAAGATGAAGCACAACAGAAATTTATAAAAGGACCGCTCGAGGACTCTAAATTAATCGGGATTCCAGGAGGTGGCAAAACCAGATCAATCATTAAAAAAATCAAAAGGTGTCTCAGAAAAGAGATTTTTACTTCTAAATATGATTACATTATTCTCACCTTTTCCAAGATGGCTCGTTACGATTTTATTGAGAAAGGTGGTGATCAAAATATTTTTAATCAAGAAAATGTGAGAACACTTCATTCACTTTCAGGAACAATTATGACTAAAATACTTGGAAAAACAAGCGGGGCCATTGAGTCACTCATTGTAGCAACCCTAGAACTCCTTAAAAATGAAGATGTTACTCTTGAAGATGTGAGATGTCTCAGAAATGTCAAGGCGATCTTTGTCGACGAGGCCCAAGATATTTCTCTCTTACAATATAACTTCCTTCTCCAGTTGAAGAAAAAAACCGGTGCGCATCTAATTATGATTGGTGATCCAAACCAGAATATCTATCAGTTTCAGGGAGGATCGGATAAATATATGATGGATCATCCTGGAACAGTTTATAAATTGGTTAACAACTATCGTTCTATACCAAATATTGTTCAGTTTGTAAATTGTATCAGTCCATTTAAGAGTGATATGGTATCACAAAATGTTGAGAGTGATAATAAACCAGTTACTATTTTCACTGGAAGTGCCCGGGATATAGAGAAAGAGATTCTGAAAGAGATCAAGAATACTACCTTCCCGTTGGAAGAGATAGCAGTGATCAGTCCAGTTAAATTATGCAAAGAGAATATGTTTGGTTATACAAATATAGGTTTGTCTATTGTCACTAATTTGTTTTCTAAACATGAGATACCTTTTGTGAAACATTATCATGACACTGGAGAACGAGTAGAAAAGAAGTTTTCTCGGGTTCCTGGAAGTGTCAATCTACTTACTATTCATGGATCAAAAGGATTAGAATTTGAAAAAGTAATCTTATTGAATTTCCACTACAAAACATATGGAATAGAACCATCTAGAGAAGACTATAATCGTTTCAAATATATGTGGTATGTTGGGACAAGTCGTGCAAAATCAGAAATGACCATTATGATTGATAAAGAAAAAGGAGTTTTTCCTCTTCTTAGAGATGTTGTCGATGATGTATATGAGATAAATGGAGACATCAAATATCCACAAATCACATTTAGAGAAGATTTAGTTAAATTGTGTCACTCTGTGACAGAGATAATAGATGATCTGACACCTGAACAGATCTATCGTTTTGAGAAAATGATTGATCATGAAACAACTGAAACAATTATTTATGAACTTGATGATACTATCATTGATTATGATAAATATTCCGCACTCTATGGAAAGTTTATGGAAGAAATACTTAATTATATGTATCTAACCTATCACAAGAAGGAGAATGAGAAAAACATATTCCAGCGGTTTCTCCAAAAATATGAAAATACAATTGTTATTCCACGTGGAAAAGAAAAAAAGATGAGAGCCTTTCTAAAAAGATTCTCCCTGAGTAGTGACTCACAAATAAATCTCGAATTCTTCGAAAAATATAAATTAAACATGACCGAAGAAGAGGAAAAACTATACCGATATTTGAAAAAATGTGTTAGATCGGAACCCTTTTCAGTTGAATTTGATGAAGGGAGTCTATACGTTAATCGAAAAGAAGAACTGAAACAGATGTGTGAAACATTTGTCCATGATGAAACATTTCCACATAAAATATTCAGGTTGGTTCTCTTTGGTTACCAAATAGAATATGAAATGGGTTATCTTTGGGAATATGATTTTTCAGAGCATCTCGTTTCACTCCAGCCGTATATCGATGAGGCTTTTAAATTCATCAAGGATGAAGAAAATTTGACGTGGTGGAAAAAAACTACCCATCCCAATTTTCCACTCAATGGTGAGATAGATATAATCAACGGTGATACTATCATAGATGTTAAGTTTACAAAAACAGTTAGTATCAAACATATCATTCAAGTTCTTCTCTACTATAACAATCTCCACCCAGATTGGAAAAAAGAAAAGAAACTAGAGATCTGGAATCTCCAACAAGGTAAAAAATATAAAATAGATCTGAACGGCGACTTCACAAATTATGATATTATGAAAATAATCTGTGATGTAACAAACAAGAAAATGGAAAGAAACTTATTTGTGTATGATTTGGAGACAACTGGTCTGGATACTAGGTGTTGTAAAATTATTGATAGATATTTTGAAGAATACAATCTTGGATTTGTAGCTTCGGAGGGTTTGATCAAGATAGATGAAAGAATTCCGTCCGATGTAGTCGAACTGACCGGGATTACAAATAAAATGATACGCGAGGAAGGTGTGAGCGAACGGGTATTCAGAAAAGAGATAGAAGAGATTTTCAAATATTGTAAGGATCCCCAATTCATGGCACATCGTGGAAACGGATTTGATCATCTTGTTATGTATAATTACAAACTCTTTCCAAAGAAAGAATATCTGGACAGTAATAGTATCATCAATCTTCACACGCGAGAAAAAGTGAGTAAGTTGAAATTAAGTGATACCTATAAAGTTATTATGGGAAAGGAAAATGAGTATGGTGCCCACCGTGCTAAACCAGATGTAAAAATGGTTATTGATATATTGAGAAAAATAGGTTATCAAAAATGATTACTATACGATTCATCTTCAAAAAAATGAATCGTCGTCTCCGAGAGAGGAGAAATGATTTTTGGGAAGGATGTGAACGGGATTTTGAAGCTAGAGTTGAACAGATTTATGAGATGTTTGGAAAAGATCACATTGTTGCATTCTCACTTTTTGCAACACCTACATTTATTGAAAAGCATCCAGAGCTAGAATGGGACTGGGAGTGGTTAAGTCTAAATCCCTCCATCACATCTGAGTTTGTTGAGAGGCACTTCGATAAGCCCTGGAGTTGTTGTAAGATGAGTCGAAATCCCTCCATTACTCTTGAATTTGTCCGGAAGCATCTCGAATTAGAATGGGATTGGGGGTGGTTAAGTCAAAATTCCTCTATCACTCCTGAGTTTGTCGAGAATCATCTCGATAAACCTTGGAATTGGACATTGTTAAGTGAGAATCGATCTATCACACCTGAGTTTGTCGAGAAGTATCTCGATATGCCCTGGAATTGGAGTTGGTTGAGTCAAAATTCGTCTATTACTCATGAGTTTGTCGAGAAGTATCTCGATATGCCCTGGAATTGGAGTTGGTTGAGTCAAAATTCGTCTATTACTCCTGAGTTTGTCGAGAAGTATC